CCTTAAATATCCCACATCTATTTTGTGGTAATCTTTATTTGTATCATCATAATAAACTTTTTCAAATAATGGATTAGGATTTAATACAGGAGTGAGTTCCTTAGATTCGGTATCTAAGATATGAAAGTACTTCGGATCACCAGCATCATTCCAAGTAAATTCCATTTGAGATCCTAAATAATGAACATTGTCTTTTGATGATTTAGTATGGAAATGACCAGACAATACCATATCATAATTAGAGAATATATTATGATCCATACCATGCTTATTCACCATCCCTTTCATCATATCAAATCCAGTTAGCTCTAAGTGAGCCATTAATATACCTTTATTTTGTTTAATGTAATCAATGGATGTTTTATAATTCTCTTCATTAATCCAAGGTATAAAGTGTATATCTTCTCCGCCATAATTAACTTTAGTTGGCTTCATAAAGATATTAACTGTAGATGTGTAATATCCAAGTAATTCTTTTAAAGAACATAAGTCATTAGTATTCTTATGGAATGTATCATGATTACCAGGAATAATATCCATTTTCATTCCTCTTTCCTTCATAGGCTCTAAAAACATATAACGATTACGTCTTAATGCTTTAAAGTTGATATTTTTCCTATGATCGTAATAATCACCTAAATGGACTATTTGTTTAATGTTATGCTTATCACAATAAGGAAAGAAAACTTCTTGATAAAACTTTTCTTGATACTCAATAAAAATTTCAGAACTATTTCTAATACCACAATGAGTATCGTTTAATATAGCAACTTTACTCATTGTTTCTTAGCAAATTCTTTAACAGCTTCGTCTTTTTCTTTTAACGAAGATATCTTATCCCTTAGTCTGTCCACAAAAGCTTGATCCTCAGGTGAACTTTGATCGATATTATCAATGAATTGTTCTACGTCTGCTTGTTCTAAAAATCTAGTCTTAATATCAGCCTGTTTCTTTTCCTTGGTGATTCTTCTAATAAAGGCAAAATAGGCTATTTGTGTGAAATAAGAAAATGCATTAGGTTTTCCTGTTCTTGTAGCTGCTTCGATATTATAATTATGAATAGCCTTTAAACAATTCTCAACAGCATCCATTACCATTTCATCACGATATGTGTAACGAATAAAATTAGATTTATGTGACAATCCTTCACAAATTTTCATGAAGCATGTAGCGATATAATCTGTTACTTTCGGTCTTTCTATTCCTTCCTCATCACATTTTCTACATTCCTTAACGTAGTCTACTACAGCATAAGAAAAGTCTCTATTGTTAACGTAATGGGGTTTGTCTTTAGGTTTGATTTTTTCAGTCATCTTCTCATCTCACATTAAACATATTAATATTATAACATTTTTTCATAATTTAATCTATAGCCCATTTGGGCTATGGCTTATAGCCCATAATAGTTTAAGTTTTTTGGGCTAAAACCTCTATATAAAATAACTTGTTAGGGAAGGGTAGAATATACTTAATGGACCTTATAGTCCCCATCAGGGAATTCAATGTCTTCATCTTCATCACCTAACACTATCTTTAAGTAAGTAGCTTTCATATCTGTATCTACAGGAGATTCCATTAATATATTGTAACTATCTAGTTTATATACTTTAGAAGTAGTAAAAGGCATATAATCTTCTAATGTATAATGTTGATTATGATCAATAGCTATTTTCATAGGTTCTTCTATAGGAATAGAATTAGTACCCTTTATTGGTTCATGAACAAAAGCTATTATAGAATCTCCATTCATTAGTTTTAAATATCTAATGTTTAATTCTTCTAATGTTACAGGTGATTTAATCATAATATTATTTATCAAATATCAATCTCATAGATTTTAAACTTAAACTTCTGTTTAGCATAAATTTTTATTCGCTCACTTGCATGATTTAATGTATAATTTTTCTTTCTTCTATGATGCATATCATCAGCTATATCAAATAATTTAGTAACTCTTCCATCATCTGATTTTCTTAATCCTCTTCCTATTGATTGTAATATTTTGATTTGGGATTTAGACGGTGAAGCAAATATTACATTATGTAAATTACGAATATTAATACCTGTTGAGAATGTGCCTAATGAGGCTACAATAATAGCATTGGATTCATTCTCTGTTATCTTTCTTATATTCTCTCTTTGTTCTGCATCTGTATTACCAGATACAAAGAATATTTTTCTTCGATGATGTGCTTTCTCTTTAATTAAATCATAAAGAGGTTTTCCATGTTTTTCAACAAACTGGTAAAGAATAAGTGTATTACCTTCTTGATCTAATGCTAAATTTCTAATAAAATTATTTCGTGGAGCGTAATTTATAATAAAGTTAACTTCTTCTTGGTATTTGTTTTTAATATTCTGTTGAGAAATGATAGGATCATATTTTAATAATAATACTGATATATCCAGGCCTGCTAAATGATCCTGATCCATTAATTCCTTAGTAGTAGTAATATTCTTTACTGGACCAAATAATCCTTCTAATACTAATTTATGTGTTTGAGTTCCATCTAATGTGCCTGTTAAACCAAATCTATAATGTGCTTCACTTGACTTAGTCATAATGGTAGTTAAAGATTTGGCTTTAAAATTATGAGCCTCATCACCAATAACCATACCAAATTGCTGAAAATATTTCGCCGGCATTTGATAAATGGATTGCCAAGTGGAAATGTATATCCTTGCGTTTTTATTATTCTTTTCACATCCTTGCATAATTTGATGACATGTTTTAACATCAAAGTTATCATCAAATTGTGAATAATCAGCAAAGTCACCATACATTTGTTTTACTAAAGATGTAGTGGGAACAATCAATAATACTTTGCTTTTATAATGAGTTAAGAAGTATCTAATCAATAAGTAAATAACTAATGATTTACCAGAAGCTGTAGGACTTATTAATAATCCTTTTTTATATTTTAATCCATAAGATACAGCATCAATTTGATAATCTCTAGGTGTAATAGGTTTTCCGTTAGAGGATAATGTAATATCATTAAGCCAATCGATATTCTCATCGTATATAATATCAGGCCTTGAGTAAACAGGATTATCATCTTGTACTACTAAAGAATAACCTCTTTCATCACAAAATTCTTGGATATATCTGAATAAACCAGCATAGATTGTCTGACTTCTCATATCAAGAAGTCTTATCTTCCCATCCCACATTTTATTCTTGTAGGCAGGCATAAATCTATAGCCTGGTATGAAAAAGGTAAAGAATTCGTTTAATTCGTGTAAAAGACCTTTATCATCTGAATTAACGTGTAGAAACGCATAATTCTTTGCTCTGACTTGTAATTCCATTCATTATACACCAGCCTCAAATTGACGCCATTTAATGATATTGCCTATCTGCTGATGTCTCCACTTTATAGTATCTAATATTTCTTTTAATGTATCTACAAGAACTATATAGTATTCTAATTCAGCCTGGGCTTTTTGGATATCTGTATCTGAATCATAATAGTAATTCATATCACCTTTAAGAGGTTTACTTAACCCCTCAAATGGATCATATTGCCAACCAAAATCATCTATCTGATTTTGAGATAGCTTTCCGTTATAATATAACCATTTATTTTTCAGGAGTGTTTTATAATTGAGATCCTTTTGTTTCTTCTGCATTTTAGCAGAGGTAATTAAACCAAGGTATTTTGAATGAAGAGATGCATTTTTAATAGTAGTATCGTCGAGCTTAAACTCATCGATACGTCCATCTTCTTCCCACATTTTTAATATTTCTTGTAAATCCATAATATATCAATTATTATTTATAAATGCTTTTTTAATTAGATTTTTAGTGATCTTTGAATTTAAACCGAACTCCTGAATGTAATTTTTTAATGGCCTTTGATTAAATGCTTCTTTCCAACCGTGTTTAGACACTGTATGTACTAAATCAATAGTACCGTATGCGTCTACTTCGTCTGGATCTGATAGATAACAACCTTTGTGATGTCTTGTATTATTTCTTTTTAAATGTTGATATAAATGACGATCCTCATGTGCACAAGT